CCTCAAGTAATAGAAAGTCGCCGTTTTCCTGAAGCAAAGCGCCTAGCACTGGGCCACCGCCTGTATTGAAATAACGGAGGCGTGAGCGCAAGCGCGTCAGCAGGAACATTAGAAGCCCTCGCCTGGAATGATGTGAAGCGAACCACCGCCAGCAGGGGCAATGTACGCAATCTTATCATAGTCGCGATTCTTTGAGATTGTTACCTGACCATTAGGCGGAACCAGATAGTCAGCGGTAGTTGCTGCAACCGTGCCAGTGCCGACGCGGACAAAGCATTCAACCGAGTTACGGCTGGTGATGCAAAGCGTAAGCGTGTTAACGCCAATTTCAGTGCTTGCAGTCGTTGAGCCTGGGGTAACAGAAAAGCCACGGCCATAAGCTGGGGCAAAGGTTTCAATATCAGCCATAAATAAACTCCTTTAATTTCCTTAGCGTAAATTGCGCTATCTGTCACCACTTAGTCTTGTCAGCCCAATATGCCGCAGACATCTTGCCCTTGGCTATGTTCTTTGCGTGACGAGCCTTAAAGCTTGCACGCTTTTTCTTCATCGCTTCAGACTCATCCTGCTTTGGCGATCCAGCGGTCTTAGCGCCTTGCTCTCCAAATCGAATGGTCTTGATTTTATCACCCACCTTGGCGACAACAACGTGCGACTTCTTCGGATGCGATGGTGTGCGCTTTGGCTTGTTATAGCCAGCAACGCCCACACGAGTAAGGCGAGAATCCTTTTTCATGTGAGCGCCTTTGCTATCTTACTTCTTTTTCTTCTTTGCTTTGGTCATCATCATTGACTTGCCAGCCTTAGCTGGAGCCTTCTTCGACATTGACATACCCTTTGAGCCGTAGCTCATTTTTCCGCTGCCCATTTTCATTTCAATTCTCCATTAACTAAGTTTAACTTATCCAACACGCCAGATAATGCCGTCGCTGAATACGGGGATTTGGTTCGATCCACCACCAGCAGCGGCAGCGTTGAAAGTTGTCGTGTTGCAGTTCGTGATGAACGCACGCGCACCAGCATTGCCAACAGCATTAGGAAGCTGGTCAAAGCGCACAGGGATTGTCTGAACCGAAGTACAAACAACAGCGTCAAAGTTTTTCTCAATAAACTGAGTGAATGTTGTGATCGAGGCACGACGCGAGTCGCCTTGATTTGGAACATAAAGGACGAGGTTGTCGCCCATTGAAAGCTGCGTGATAAGCGGAAGCTGATTGATAGTAGGCATTGATTAACTCCATTCAAGAGGGCCATCAGGCCCAGCATTTACAGGGTCATAAGGGCGATTGACGTAAGGGTTATCCCAACGCCAAGGCTTGTTGCCCTGACCGATTGGCATTGTTGAAGGCAACTGCTGTTCTAGCGGATAGGTTGCGCGTTGCAGCAAGACATTGAAAGCGCCCTTAGCTGATACCTTGGTGTCAGGAGCTACGGCCTTGCCGTACCCTGGGGCAATACGAATGGCTAGGTTTGTAATGATGGCTTCCCATGCGCTGTCAGGCACATTGGTTTGTTCGTCTAGATCGCTGTCTTGTGGACTGCTTGGCATTGCGTAGCCAAGGCGGATGCCCATTGCGTTCCATTCAGCAATCATGGAATCTAAGCGCCGCAAAGCAGCCTCTAGCTGTTCAGGCTGAAGGTCAAAGACGTAATCTGCCAAGCCTATTTCTTCAAAGGCTGACGTTACGAATTGGCGCTTTGTATATCCCATTTCAGACTTCCAATGCTGACGTTATACGTTCTGACAGCGTTATATCAGAAGTTCGTGCATTAAACGATACCCCTAATTCTTTCGCTTTAATTTCCAGTTCCTCACGGGTTGGGCCAGAGACTTCATCAATCTCAACAGCCTTAGCCTTTGGCTTCAGAGGTTGTGCGGCAATCGCGGCTTCTTCATAAGACGCAGACCAGCCTTTAGCGATCAATGCGTCGAAAGCTTCTTTATCCGCAGCGGGGCGAGTAGCATATGTGCCACCACGAGGCTTCTTAAATGGCCCAGGAACGCGATAAAGAATGGTTGGGAAGTCAGTCATTTCTTTTTGCCCTTCATTGGCTTTGCAGTCTTTGCTGATGCGATGAAGTCAGCCTTTGTCGGCGCTCCCTTACTACCAGGCTTCTTCATGCGCTCTGGTGTCTTGCCAGCAGCCTTCTGCGCTTTTATGCGCTTACGCTTCGCATTGATATTTGCGTACAGGCCCATCTTCATTTCTTTGCCTTCCGCTTAGGAGCCTTCGATGGCTTCCCTGCTTTCATTGCTGCATCGCGTGCTACATTGAGCGCAATGGCAATGGCTTGCTTTCTGGGGCGACCAGCCTTTTCTTCCATCTTGATATTCTTGCCGATGCTTGCGCGGCTAAAACCTTTTTTCAATGGCATTGGTTCGCTCCTTGAAGAAAAGAGGGGGAAGCCAAAGCTCCCCCCATCCCTATTACGTTTGGTTGAAAAGCAGGATGCCTGCCATTTCAGGGTTCGTCATGACCACACCATACAGTGTGTCCAGCGTGTAAAGCGTCTGGAAGGTCAGTGGATCGAACTTCTTGGTCATGACCAATTCGATACCCTGATCAGTCGATGCACGAAGAACGTCAACGCCTGCGCCATCTGGAACAGCATAGCGACCTGGGAGGAGTTCGATCGAATCCTTGCGCCAGAATGGGTTGATGTTCGAAGCTGCAACGTTCAAGAAGTTGAGCGGAGCAGCCGAAGCAGCAGCTACCAATTCAACGTTCTTGTACTGCAGTTCAGCATCAGTTGCTGGAGCAGTCGCTGCGATGATTGGAGGGCTGATTACCAACGTAGTGCCGCCAGCAGGGACGTCAATTACGCGGAAGGTCTTCAGTTCGCCAGTCGAACGCTTCGTGATGTGGTGGACTGCTTCGATGCCGTCGATGGTGAACGCGTCACCAGCAACAACACCAGTAGACGATGAAACAGTTACAGTCTGGTAACGGTTGTCAACGTTTAGGATGCCGCCAGTGCTGGTCGTTGTCGCCTGTGGAACATACTGAGCTTGAGCGCCAGTGGTGTTGATGGTGACAGTTGCAGAGTTTGCAGCGCAACGGTTTGCATAGTCAAGCTTGTAGGTCTGGAAGCTTGCGACTTCACCGACGAACGAACGCTCATATGCGTTAGCCGACTTGTTGCCAGTGAACGAACGAGTCGCTACTGCCAAGTTGCCAGCCATGCCGTTGTAATCGCGGCTCGACAAAGCGAGGTAACGATCGCCAGCCATAACACCCTGCTCGTTCATGATGCTGTCGCAAAGCGCGATGTCATCATAATCGCCAGCAGCAGTAGCTACGTCAACAACCAGCGTACCTTGAGCAGCAGCCAAATCCATAACGGAAAGGTTGATGTCAGAAGCAAGCTTTTGCTTTGCCGAATCGCCCAAGCGACCTTCCTGCAACGCATCACGCAGTTCCAGTGCGTTCATCTGCCAAGCAGAGCACTTGTTGAAACCGAGGGTCGATGGAACAGAAAGCTGAGTCATTGTCGAAACGTCGCTGGCGATTGATGTGCCAACAACGCGGTCGAACGACTGAGCGATGTAAGGTTGTGGACGCCAGATGGTGTCACGAGCGCGTTCCATCGTTACGCCATTGGTGTTGTATACGTTGATGTTCTTTGACAGGATCAAAGCATCGTTGAAGCCTTCGAGGATGTCCTCAAAAGCAACAATTTCTTCTTTTGAAAAAGCGTTAGCCATTATATTAACTCCGAAAAATTAGGTTTATTTCTTACGACGCTTGTATTCCATGACCTTTGATAAGTCTCCAGTCTTCAAGGCTTCGGCGCGTAAGCGTTCAAGTTGTGAATCAATGGAACCAGACACACGCCCACCGCTTGTGGTGATTGTACGTTCTGGTGCGGTTGCTGCCCTACGGTTAGTTACTTTCAACTGAGTCTCCAGTTTTGCTACCGCAAAGGCAAACTTCACGGGGTCGGTGATTGCTGCAAGTTCCTTTGCACGCTTGGCGCTTTTGCCAATTGCGTAGATAAGCAAAGCAGGGTTGTCAGAGCCTTGTAGAACTATCCCTTGTTGCGTTACGTCAAACGTATCTAAAGCCGTAGCTTCAGCTTCGTCATAGTCCCGCACCTTTAACGAGGCTCTCGCCTTCGCATAGGAATCAAGCTTGTCCTGCCATGCTTTAGACTCAGCATCTCGCTGCGCTGCAACATTGGCTTCGGCTGCATCGTATTCGCGTTTATGCTCATACCATTCAGCTAGCTTTTGTTCGTACTCGTCGGAATCATAGTCGCAACTTTCAAGCGTTGGCTTAGATACTAGTGCAACTGGTTTGGTCTCAGTTGCTGTGGTATTTAGCTTTGCTTCCAGTTCGCGTATCTTCCGCTCTTTTTCCCGATTTGATTTACGCAATTCACGCACCCAAGCAGGCGCACGAACTTCTTCATCTTGAGGTGGCGATTCCTCTCCGATAGATATTACGACTTCATCTTCGTCATCTTCGTCTTCTTGATCATCGTCGATGGCATTGGTCTCATCATCCGATTGCTCGTCAAAGTCTGTGTCGATGTCGATTGTTTCGATATTGTCGTTATTATCCAATTCTGCCGTTTTCATGTTTTAACCCCATTAACTCACCCTAATTGTGTGGAGGGTGGAACCACATTCGTACTGGGTCGCAATGCTTCCCCAATCTTTTCAGCAGTCTCAATTGCCGACTTGCGCTGGTCAATGTCGATGTTTGAGAT